CGCAATCTTCGCGCTTTCTGATAAGATAGAGGATTTAGATGTCAGTATTGACTATCTTGCCGGCGCTGTAACAGACCAAGATCCTTATTCAATCGGATACTCACAAGCAACTTCGGGTCGTCTTGCCAAGCCCACTAAGGGCAAGATGAAAGAAGGTGTCGAAAACATTAATCCCGAAAACCTTATGGCTCTCTTTAAGGCATTAGAGCACTTCGCAACTGATCCTGCTATCGTATCAACTTTGGGTACTGGCGGACTCCTTGGAGCCGTCAAGGCGATGAAAGATAAGTTTATGCCTAAAGAGCCTGAAGATCAAGAACAAATGGAAGAAGGTATATTTGATCGCCCAATGGGAAAAGTAAAAGACATGGCTGCCCGTGTCACCGGTCCTCGTAATGTTCTCGGCGGCGACGAGACAAAAGAAGCTTGGGAGGCAATTGGCGGTTTTCTTAATACACGTTCCGACGAACAAATTAAACAATTTCATGAAAAGGCGCGAATCTCAATACCATTAGAGGAGTTCGCCGCAAATCTCAGACGCGCTGTTGAATACGGCGAGGAGAAGTTTAAAATTTACTCTCTTTCGGATGCTCTTGACGCTGGCTACAATAGCCGCCAAGGCCGCGGCCGCCCTAAGGGTCGACTTCGTGAAAAAGAACTTACCAAGCCCGAGAAGAAAGAAAAAGAAAAAGTTGTCAAAGGTATGAAGACGAACAAGAAAGACTTCAAGAAAAGGTACGGCGATGACGCTGAATCCGTAATGTACGCAACTGCCACAAAAATTGCAAAAGAGAAAGCATAGCAATGTTCGGCTGGGTTGAAAGCGTTAGATCGTTTTTCTTCGGTCCAAAATCTTTAGAAAAAATAGAAGAAGAGTTATTAAACCAACTCATAAATGCTAATTCCAAATATTCTGAAAATATACAAAGCATATTCAAACACACTGTTGAAGCTGGGTTTGATGACATAAAGAACGATTTACCTCCAAATGACAATGTGGTTGGGATGCTTGAAGCACTTCCATGGATTAATCAAAGTTATCCAGAAATATTTGAAGCCGGCGGTTATTACGAAAACTTGACAGGTGACTTACATAGACTTTTTGGTTGGGGAAGACTTATTCGAATACCAGGTATAGCTTACAATCCTTCAGCGATGGGTTGGATTACTCGTCAAGATAAATTTATCAAATCGGTCAACTCCGAAGAGAATACCCTAGAGACAGAAAATTCACAGCAATTTGTGCGGTATCTAATAAAAAACGCCAAAAATGGAATCCAAGAAACTAATTAGATTGATTGGAGAAATGCACGATGGCAAGAGCACAAGGATTTGTTGATACTTGGTTAAGTAAATTAACCTCTAGAAAATTAATGGTATGGGGTGTAGCCACCTACCTCGCAATGTCGGGACAGTTAGCTAGTGAAGACTGGGTAATTATTTCGGCAATTTACATTGGCGGCCAGACTGTATTAGACGGTATTGCCAAATTAAGAGGTTATGATGGTTAAAACAAAGATTATTACATTTGTTGTAAACCATTGGAAAGAGCTATTAATATTACTATTAGCTCTTATTGTGTTTGGTAAGATGAAGCACGATTACAGACTCATGCAGAAAACATACAAAACCCAAATAGAATCTGCCCGGTCACAGATCGAAGGGCTCAAAGAAATTCATAAACAAGAGATTCGAGAAAAGCAGTTGCTAATGGAAGAACATCTTGAGTCGATGGCAAACATCGAAGAAGATTATGAAAAAGCTCTTGAGATGATAGAGAACATAAGAGAAGATAAGAAAGGCAAATACACCAACAAGTTCAACCAAGACAGGGAAGAACTTATAAAAGATATAGAAACTAAATTTGGGATCCAGTATGCTCCTTAAACTCTTACTATTACTCACCATGTCTGCCAATGCAACTACGCCTAAGTTTACGATACTTGAATACAAAGCTCCCGCTCCTTTCGCTGGCGTCCTGTTCGATGAAAATGCTCTGGCTAAAATATTAACTGAGTATGATATAGCAACCTATTCCTGCGAAATTAAAACTGATTACGAAACAAAGATCTTACGAGAAGAATACGAATACAAATTAGAAAATCTTAAAATCGAACACAACGCTTTGACAAAAGAATATGACCTGTTTATAGAACAGAAGGATAAGGAAATTAGTTCCTTAGCAAATTCTTTGGAAAAGACCTCACCACGTTATAAGTGGTTATGGTTTGTGGGCGGTGTCGTTGTCGGCGGCACTACCTATTACGCTATCGATAAACAACTATCACAATAATGATATTCAACGATGACATCGATGCCTGGGAGAACTGCAACCCTGCAGATCTTTGGGTATTCAACAAGTTAACCGTATCCAGAACACTCAACTATTATTGTGGACCCACTGGAACAGATGTGCCAAAGCCTGACGTATATATCACTAGACCCTGCATCAATCTGATGGGAATGGGCCGCGAAGCTAAATTTGTTTTTATTGAAGAAGAGACAGACGATGTTGTACCCATAGGACATTTTTGGTGTGAGGTATTCAAAGGCCGTCACTTATCGATAGATTATCGTTGGGGACAACAAGTCCTGGGAGTTGAAGGGTTCCGTAACCCCGATGACCCACTCTACAGGTTTTCGCTTTGGAAAAAAGTGCAAGATAAAATACCATTACCAAAAATTTTTGAAACTTTGTCTAAAAGATACGAGTATATTAATATAGAATATATTGATGGTAATCCAATAGAAGTTCACATGCGTCACAATCCTGATTTTCACAATAGAGATTGCACCGCTCTGATACCTGTTTGGGAAGACGCTGGAACTACCCATCGGAATTTCATAAAAGATGAAGAATATAAACGAAAAGGATTTATTGTTATAAAATGAGTAAAAACCCCGATAAGATTGCTGCAATTGAAAAAGTTATAAAAGAAAAATATGGTGATGAGGCAATTGCAAACCCCAAAGCGTTTTGGGATGAAGATAAAGAAAAAGATTATCTCCAACAAATGAAGGAGTTTTATGCCAAAACTTCCAAAAATTCAGAATGGGAAGATAAAATTGACGTAAATGGTATAAAGGTATCGAAAAAACTACTTAATAAAGAACCTCGTAAAAATTGTCCTGTCTGCGGAATGTTTCCAAAGAAATCTATGGATGATGTCTGCTTAGTCAAATTTGAGTGTTGTAATACTTGTTACATCAAATATGTCGAACACAGAGAAGAACGATGGGAAAATGGTTGGAGACCAGATTTAAAAAAGGATAAATAAAAATGGCAACAGTTTACGATATAGTTAAGGGCTTGTCCCAAGCAGCAGCTAACGCTTACGATGGCGCGCTCGATGAAAACAATGAGCCCCTTAAGATTGGGCTTAACCGCGAGGACGGTGATGCAATTCTCGACCAGAGAGTGATGGACGGATTTAAAGTTCGCTTTGCCGGAAACATCATGCACCTTACCTACATGTCAGAAGTCCAGTTAAAGAAAGTTCACCAAAATGGATTTGAAGACGAAGTTGTTGCAACAGTAAATGAGGTTGTTAAGTTTCTTAAAAAAGAATACCGCAAGATTACTGGTGAATCTGTTTCATTATCTCAAGTTGAAGAGTGCGACATTAGAGTAGAAAGTTCCTCTAACGTTCGTTCTTGGTTGGTGGCGTGTCAAAGCTACACTGTCGGTGGACTCGAAGAAGAAATGAATAACGAAGATGGTAGCAAGGCACCTGACGAGCACTGGCAAGACTTCATGTCTCAGGGTGGCTGGACTGGTGACGGCGGCAAGCGCCCTGACAACGACACGAGAAAAAAGGAATCGTAAGATGAAAATCTCTGTATCTGAATTAGATATGATTATCCAAGAAGAATTAAAACAAGTCTTGGAAGAACAGCCACAAGATCCCACTAGGCTCAAAACTAAAGCTACGTCAACTGCTGCATATAAAAAAGATGCACTGGGTAGAGTTGCAACTGCCGGTGAAGAATATACGGCAACCGAAAAAGGCTTTGTCACTCAGATAGAACAATTTTTATCTGACATTGCAGCTAAGCCCGGCGTTGACTTACCAAAGTATAAATCTCAGTTGCAAGTATTACTTAAAAGACTACAAGGTATAGTCGCCCCGGATATAAAAGAACCTGAAGCTCCTGCGGTGACAGAGGACGAGCGCTCCGCCTACGACATTAGTCAAGGTCACCCGATGGTAGAAGAAGCCAACGACAAGCTTCATGAGGCTTTTCTCGCCCTTGATAATTTAACTGATTTAATAGATGCTGAGGGTCTTGGCGCCCTTGGCGACATGCAAGCTGGCACCAACATAGAAGAGCTTCGCTCTAAAATACAACAGATTAATCGCTTAGCAACATATTTGGAGAATTAAAAATAATGAAAATCACTCAAGCACAATTACACAAGATTATTGTAGAAGAATATATCAAAGAAGAAAACTTACTTGAAGCAGATCAAGAAGAAATTGAAAAGCTCTTGCAACAAATCCAAGGAGACAAATACCGTTCTCCAGAAGCGAGAGATCCCAAAAGATTTAAAACCAACGATGGAAACACCGCGGCAATGGAGCGACCCTTTGCTCCGGATGAAACTATGGCTGATCCAGTTACTGGCTCTGATGAAGAAGTCGTCATGTCAGACAACATAAAAGACGCAATACTTAAGATAGTACAAGGCTCTTCTCCTGCCGAAGTAGCAGAGATTTTTAACGCTGTGTTCGGTGAAATCCAGCCTGAAGAAGAAGAGCCCGCCCCTGAGACTCTTTATACTCCTGGCGCTGAAGGAAGACCCACTGCGGGATTCAAATTGCAAGAGCTTAGAGAAATGATTAGAAAAGCTATATCAGAGAGTGTATGAGTTTTGAACTTACCAAAAAACAAAAGTTCCAAGAAATATTAAAGTGCGGTAAAGACCCGACTTACTTTCTTAAAAACTATGCCCGTATATCTCACCCGATGCACGGGCTAATCCTTTTTGACACATACGACTTCCAAGATGTTTTGTTAAACGATTTTAACGATTATCGATTTAATGTAATTCTCAAAGCAAGACAGTTGGGAATCTCAACGATTACAGCCGGCTATATCTCTTGGTTGATGTTATTTCACAAGGATAAGTCAATTCTTGTTATGGCAACCAAGTTTGCTACCGCTGGTAACTTAGTCAAAAAAGTCAAAAGCATCATGAAGAATTTACCAGAGTGGATCCGCATAGCGACTATCTCGGTAGATAACCGCACGTCCTTTGAGTTATCAAACGGCTCCTCTATCAAAGCTACTTCAACATCTGGTGATGCTGGTCGTTCAGAAGCCCTGTCGCTGCTTGTGCTTGACGAGGCCGCCCACATTGAAGGTCTAGAGGAACTGTGGACTGGTCTGTATCCTACGCTGTCAACTGGTGGTCGTTGCATTGCACTATCCACCCCAAACGGTGTGGGTAACTGGTTTCATAAAGCATGCGTCGACGCTGAGGCCGAGGCAAACAACTTTCACCTGACGACGCTGCCCTGGGACGTACACCCAGATCGTGATTCAGAGTGGTATAAGAAAGAAACCAGAAACATGTCAAAGAGACAAATCGCTCAGGAGCTGGAATGCAATTTCAATACTTCCGGAGAGACTGTGATAGATTCACAGTGTATGGAGTGGTTGATGTCTAATATATGTGAACCAAAACACAGAACTGGTTTTGATAGAAATTTTTGGATCTGGGAAGAGTTTGATCCTACGTGCAATTATCTCATGGTGGCCGATGTCGCAAGAGGGGATGGTGCTGATTATTCCACATTTCATATGATTAAGCTAGAAACCTTGCAGATTGTAGGAGAGTATCAGGGTAAGCCAACACTTGATATGTATGCTAATATGTTAAACCAAGTCGGCAGAGAATATGGGAATGCTATGCTTGTTGTAGAAAATAACAATGTTGGGTACTCGGTATTAGACAAACTAATTGAGGCAGCATATCCTAATCTATATCATTCCATAAAGTCAACGCACGAATACATAGAACAATATCAAGCAGAGATTAGAAACTCTGCCGTACCTGGATTTACCACTTCGTCAAAGACGCGACCTCTTATAGTCGCGAAATTAGAAGAGTTTATCAGAAATAAACTAATTACGATATATTCTTCTCGCACAATCAACGAGATGAAAACCTTTATTTGGAGGAATGGCAGACCACAAGCAATGAAAGGATATCATGATGACTTAATCATGGCTCTTGCAATCGCTTGTTGGGTTAGAGACACGGCTATACAGAGCAGCGCAAGGGAACTAAACTACCAACGTGCTTTCGTAGATGCCATCATAACTTCTAAAACTACCATGAATACACAAATAAAAGGTCAAATAGGATACAAAAAAAGCGATACTTTTGATAAAATGAAGGAAGCTAAAAACACTTATGACCAATATAAGTGGATTATAAAGTGAGAAACTAAATG